AACTCGTCCGGCACCAGGTGCCCGCCGGCCGTGTCCGTCGCGACCGTCATCACGCGCAATTCGTCGGGCACGCCCGATCGCATCGCGCCCCAGAAGGCGTCACGATACTCGTCACTCGCGAGCGTGGCCGCCTGCGCCTTCGCGGGCGCCGCCCGGCCGGCCACGGGGCCGGGACTCGCCACGGCCGCCTCGGCCATCTCGATCCGCGCCCGCTGCCGAATCTGTGCCTGCGCGGCGTCGAAGGCCGACATCTGCGCCTCGTAGGCCGTCAGCCCCTCGCCCGCGAGCACTTCGCCCTTCGCGTCCGCCGCGTCCATCAGCGCCCGCGCGTCGTGTAGCGCCTTGGCGGCCCGATCTTTCAGTTCTTGCATCGTCATAACGTGGCTCCTTCGCCTCTCAGAGGGCTTCCCGACCCGCCCGGATCAATTGGTTGCGGCGCCGGGCCTGCGCCATCCGCTCTCCACTCACCGCCGCCGCCCGCGCCCGCGCCGACACCGTCGTCGTCTCATAGGCGGGATACGTCACCGGCGACACGTCGAACAATTCCACGGCGAGGATCTCGCGCAGCGCCATCGCGTCCCGCGCCACCGTCGGCCATTTCTCCTGGACCACCCGGAACGCGAACGACGACTGCGTCACGTCGCCGCGTGACACGCTCGTGACGAGATCCTTCGCCCACGTCGTCTCGGGCGGCGTCACGGTGTAGGACAACCCGGTCGCATCCTCGGCCAAGACGAGCGTCCCCGACGTGGTGCGGCCGAGGACGAAGTTCGGATCGTGATTGAACAGGGCGCGCACATCATCACGGCCCACCGCGCCCGCAAAGGCACCGGGGCGAATGACTTCGCGAAACAGCCCCGCGATCACCGTTTCCGTGTCGAAGATCGCCGCATACCCCGACAACGTCTCCGGCGTCTGCTCCGTGCGCGCGCGATAGGCGAGCGCGCGATCCACGACGCGGCGTTCCTGATCGATCATGAGACCCTCCGGAGCGCCCGCGCCGGATCCGCCGCGTCAGGAACCGCCGCCGCCGCGATCGCCGCGTTCGCGTCCAGCATGTTCGCGGGCGTCAAATACACATCGCCTTGCGGGCCGATGCCGTTCATGTCTTCCAAGGCGAGGACCGCGTTCGCGCTGAGCCAGCCCCACTGGCGCCCCGTCGCATACGCCCGATACCGACTCTCGATGTCGCCGCGGAGCAGGCCCTGGACGACAAACTTCACCTGGTGGGTCTCGAACGCTTTCACGCTGAGCAGATCCCGCGCGATCGCCTGCTCCCAGCACACGAGCCACGGCGTGAGCGTGTGGACCACGAACTCGATCGCTTGATGCTCGATGTTCGCGAACGTGGCCCGCTCCAGATCGCCGATCATGTGCGGCGGAATCCGGAACGCCCGCGCGACGTCGGTGACGTTCAGTTTCTGCGTCTCGATGAATTGCGCGTCTTCGGCGTTCATCCCGATCTGGTGCCATTCGAGCCCGTGTTCGAGAATCGCGACCCGGTGCGCATTCGCGAGCCCGCGATGCGCCGCTTCCCACGACTCCTTGAGTTTGACTTTTTGCTCCGGGGTCAGCGCCGCGAGCGCGTGCGGCACTTTCAGGTAGCCGCGCGGCTGCGCCGAGTTCGCAAAGAGCCGCGACCCGTATTCGGAGGTCGCGAGCGATCGCCCGATCGTGTCGCGCAGTAACTTGAGCGGCGAGTAGCCGGCGAGACTGTCGCCCAATCCGCGTAGGTGCAGGATCGGCGAGGGCCGGCGGGTCGGCTGCGTCCACTCGAACCGCGCCACTTGGCCGTCCGGCAGGGTATAGAGCCAGAGTTTGTTCCGCGTCTTTAGATCGCGATCCACGCGCATCGCCGTCGGATTGAGTGGCCAGAGCGCGACCGGCTGCCCGAGTTGATTGCGCTCGATCTCCGCGTAGGCGTTCCCGTAGATCGCGAGATGCTGCTGCAGGAGATGTTTGAACTCGAACGCCGTCATTTCGGGATTGGGGAGATCGTGCAGCAGCGCCCAGACGGGATGCGCGCGATCGTCGACTTTGCCGCCGTCCTTCACGCGCTGGATTTTCAGCGGGAGTTGCGCCACGCTGTCGGCGAGCACCCGGACGCAGGCATAGAACGCGGCGCACGTGAGCGCCGCCTGCTCGGTCACGACGACGCCGGACGTGCTCGGCACCGCGCCAAACGCATCCGACAGCCACGACGGCGGGTTCGCCAAGAGGCCGCTGCGGCGACCGAACACCTCCGCGATCCGGCGCCAGATCGTCATGCGGGCACCGGGGCCGGATCGTCCACGACGTCAGCCTTGACCAGCCGCGACCCGGTCGCGAGCAGATGCATTTCGTAGGTGGCGCGATCGAAGTGCGGGGTCGCGATCAATTCCTGGCTGATGTGGCGGCATTCGATCGTGGGGTCGAGCCAGATCGGACACTCGACGGCCGCGGCGTGCTGACAGAACCAGACGTCCTCGGTAATCGTCGTGAGGCCCGACGAGGTCTGCTGGTAGGCAAACCACGGCCGCTCGAACCGCCGGCACACCTCGAGCGGCACAATCGCGCAGCCCATGCCGACGAGTTGTTCCGGCCGGAGCAGTTCGGTGTGCGGCGCTTCGGCGTCGTAGGTGTAGTCGAAATCCTGGTCAGTCGGATTCCACGTCGCGTGTTTCATCGCGACCGGCCAGTGCGGCCAGGTCTTCAAGTGGTAGAGGCCCGAGACGATCCCACGGCCATGGTGCCGGAGCAGCCGATCGAGCACATCCATCGGCCAGACCATGTCGGCATCGAGGAAAATGAGATGGCTGTAGTCCCCGGCTAACCCCGCCATCACGGCCTCATCGCGCAGGTCTGATACCAAGAGGCGTTGATCCGACCAGAAGAAATCGACCGTGCGGAACCCGTGGCGCGCGGCCGCGTCGGTCAGCCGCGATCCCCAGCCCAGCCGCACGAGACTATCCACCGTCCGCCGCGGCACGTTGCGCTCGTTGCAGCACACCGCGACGAGCGCCCGCCGCGTGGCCGGGGGCGTGATCCACGATCGGCGCGTGGGCTTCACGCACGCCCACGATCGCGCGGATACCTGATCGATCGCGCGCCCCACCTGCAGGCTCCAGACCGTCAAGGCCCGCCCGACCGGCGCCCAATCGTAATCATGCCCGGCGAGCACGCCGCCCGGCTTGATCTTCGGCCACCAGGCCCGCACTTCGCGCAGCACGTGATCGGTCGTGTGATCGTCGTCGAGAAACACGAAATCGAGTGACCCGTCCGCGTAGTCGGCCGCGGCGGCGATGGCGTCCGCGCACCTGATGCGCACGGTGTCCCCGTAGGGCGCGAGATGCGCGCGGGCGGCCGCTTCGAGCGTGCCGTCGACGCGCAACGCTTCCTGATCCGCAAACGTGAAGCGATCGGCGGGCGGCGTCCCGAGCCATTGCGCTTCCGGCACGCCGAGAAAGGTATCGATGGTGTCGCAGGCGATCTGTTTGCCCGACCGTTGAATCGCCGCGGCGAGACACGCCGTGGACCGCCCGAGGTAGGTGCCGCACTCGACGATCGCCGCCCCATCCGACACGCGATCAATCTGCGCCTGATAGAAATCAGCGAAATCGAACCAGCCAGGAATCTCGTCGGGCCGATCGGGTCCGTCGGACATACCGGTCGGGATGATGTCCGATCCGGTCGCGCGTGTCTATTTTTGGCCTTTTTATTGGGAATCCCGGTCGAGGTAGCGCCGGAGCGCGTCACGCATCACGTCGGCCACGCGGACGCGCCCGGCCGCCGCGCACTGCCGCGCCTGGGCGTAGACGCGATCGGGCACCGAGACTTTGACCTGCACCGACGCCTGACCTGGGGCGACCGTCGGTCGCCCCCGTCGCTTCGCCATTCACAGCACCGTCAATTCCCCGAGCACCACCGCGGGCGCGGTCGTCCGACGCTTCCACATCGTGACCCCAATCGTGGCCGCGATCAAGGGGTCAATGCGCCCTTTGGACTTCTTGGGATCCTTCGAGAACATGAGATTCCCTTTGCCGTCGATGACCCCGACCGCGTTACTCACCGCCCACGCCGTCACCGGACACCGCCGCGCGTCCACCGCCCCGGCGAGAATCTGCGCCTGCATTTCCATGCAGCCGGCGCTCATCCCGGACGCCGACTGCGGCACCTCGACCACCTGGAGCGCGCTGAACCCGTCCTCGGTGATGAGTTGCTGGATCGGCGTGTCGGCGTGCCACGGGTCGAAGCCGACTTGCAAAATCTCGAACCGCCCGCGCGCCCAGACGATGGCGTCACGCACGACCGACGCGTCCATCTTGACCCCGGGGCAGGCCGTGAGCCAGCCTTGCGCGGCCCACACCGCATACGGCGCCCGGTCCCGGTGCGCGCGGTCCGCGAGCGTCTCGGCCGGCGTCCAGATCCGCTGGATCAGCCGCCAGCCGCGCCCCGGGGCCGGCGGGAAGACAAACGACACCGCCATGAGATCGAGTTTGGACGCGAGGTCTACGCCGACGTAACACGCCTGGCCCTCCATCTCTGACTCGGCCCAGTCCGACTGCCCCCGCCGCCAGCCGTCCACCGACAAACACGGCGCGCTCGAATGCACCCAGAGGTTGAGTAACTTCTGCTGGAACGCCGCGGCCGCGGCCGGCATATGCGTGGCCTTCAGGCAGAGGTCCGCGAGATACTCCGGCTGCACGATGACCCCGTAATTCGGATTCGCCTTCCGCCAGGTGGCCTCACTCGTCCAGTCGTCTTCCTCATCCGCATGCGTCACAAACCCGAAGAACCGCTCATCGTCGAGCACGCGCGTCAGCACCTTCGCCGCGTAGTCGTGCTGATCGCCACACGGGCTGATCGGATCGTCCCCGGCCGTCGTGATCTGAAACGAGAGCGGCTCGGCCCGCGCGCCCATCGCCGTCTCCATCACGTCAATCAACCCGCGATCGCGATGCGCGTGGAACTCGTCGACGATCACGAGCGAGGGGTTCAGCCCGTCCGTCGAGTTCCGATCCGACCCGAGCGGCTCGAGTTTCGAGTAACTGTCCCGGCGCGCCATGTTGTGCTGCTGCACATCGAGATGACACGCCGGCCCCGACAACGGCCGCGCGGACCGCTTCGATCCGCCCGGCCCGAACGTCGAACTGATCCGGATGATGTGCGCCAGATACCCGAAGACGATTTTCGCTTGGTCGAGCTTCGTCGCCACAATGTAGGTGGCTTGGCCTTTGTGCGGCACCCCGTCCGCGCCCGGCTCGTAGAACGTCAGATACTCCGCGAGCACCGCCGCCATGGTGCTCTTACCGCTCTTTCTTGGAATCTCGATGTAGGCCGTCCGATACCGCCGCTGCTTCGTCGCCTGGTGCCGCCAGGCGAGAATTGACCCGAGGACAAACTGCTGCCACGGCTCGAGCAGAATCGGCCGCCCCGCCCACTGCCCCACGAAATGCTTGTGCTGTCCGACCACGTGGAAGCACCGCGCCGCCGCGACCATGTCGAGCTCCCACGGCCAGCCCGCCATGCCAATCCGCGCGACATCCGCCCGATGCCGTTCCGCCGCGCGCCGGTGCAGTCGCCCGCTCGGGATCCGCCCGCTCAGCACATCGTCGGCATACCGCGTGAGCACACACGTCTCCGCGCCCGTGTCCACCGCCGCCACGTCGAACCCCGCCCACACATCCCACTCCCCAGGCGGGAGCGCCGTCGCCCGACGAGGCACACTCCCATGCAGATACTGCAGGTCCGCCGGCTTCTTCGCGGGTCCGCGTTTCCCCATATGATCTACGAAAACTTACGTATATACTTTAGAAGG